TTTTACGAATGGAACACGTCCATTAAGATCAAAATCGGTGAATAATTTATAAAGGTCAACGGTTATATTTTTTGTTTGTTTTTTTGTTGTTTTAAAAAAATCGATAGTAATTTCATCGCAGGGTGATGAATGTTTACTATTTCCATGAATTATTTTATTTCCAATCGAATAATATAATAATTTTTCAGATTCTTCATTGTAAGACTTTATTTTTGTTTCATTAGTACCAATAATATCTGTTAATGTATCATTTATTAACAGTGGCCAATATTTATTAATAATTCTATTTTTGAAGGATATTACCTCATGATCACTTTCTCCACATTTTTTAAAATCAATTGTATTTAATTCATGTTTATCTATAAAGTCATTTAAATTAACAAAGTAAATGATATTATTTTTGATATCATACTTTTCTAGATTTGTTTCATAATTTTTTTCAATAATCATTGATTCATCCTCATTTCCTTCCATTTTTAAAATATCACATAAATCATTATTTATAATATCATTGGGGTGTAATGTTTTGGGTCCTTTATAATTAAAACCAATTGGTTCATTATCTCCGTTGTTATTAAAATAAGAAGCGTATATATATTTATGATCTTCAAAGTTAAGGACACTACAATATTGAGAAATCTTTTTTAGTAATGTTGAACAGGTATCATCATCATATATCATATTGTTGTAGATAAATTTATGTTCAAATCCTTCTTTGATAAATGGGAATAATTCTGGAATGATATCTTTTCCACCAATGTATTCTTGTAAGAGAGATAATTGTTCTCTATTTACATTTTCGAACTTGTTTTTATTCTTTTTTGATATATTTTCAGATATTTTTGAAATTGTTTCATTAAATGGATGGGTAGTATTTAAATCTTGAGGACTTATGAATGAAATATTTTTTTTGTTGTTTGGTTTTACCTTAATTTTATTATTTTTTGGATTCACTGAGATAACCTTTCCATATAATCGTTCTCCTTTTGCTAACCATGTAACTTTATCTTCTTTTTTAAATTGAGTTTCTAAGAAGTATATGTTTATAAATATATAGACAACCTTATTAGTTACAGAACAACACTTAAAGATTCTTTTTGGAATATCATAAGCACTACAGAAATTAGTATTCATTCTATATTAATAATTATAATATTATTTTTTAAAATCATACGGCGTTGTTGTTATTTCCATACCACAATAATCAATATTATTTTCATTATAATCAACGGGTTCATAGATATCTAATTCATGTGCTTTCTCTAATAAAAATGCCATATTATCCCAGAATTCTTTTTCATGACCAACGCTTTTTGTCATGATATGTGATAATTCATGAATTGCGACAAAAATGACAGTATTTTCATTTTCGAATGTTAAGTTATCACCTTTTTTCCGTATACATAATGCTATTTTTTCCCCTTTATTAAGGGAATAAGATGTATATTTTGAATTTTCTTCTGTTTCTGTTAATCTGTATGGGTTATATCTTTCTTTAAGTCGATCAATTCCATCTCTTTCATCTTTATCTAATGAATCAATTAATTTTTTAAGTTTTGTGTTGATTGAAGATAATTTTTCCGCAGCATCTTGCGAGTTTTCAAGATCCCTTACAAGATATTCGATATTATCATTTTTACTTACTTTCCTTGTAATGTTTTTTGGTTGAAAAATATTCTTAAATACTACAATAATTACTAAAAAACTAACAAAGAAAAATAAGAAGTTATTCATCCTTTATTTAAACTCATATTAAAATTATAAATTTGAAAAAAAAGGATACTTAAAATCATAAACATAGTCATAGTATAATCAAACGATGGAAAATCTTAAATTCCAAATAATCGATATATCATCAGATGATGTACCGATTGGTGGTAGTTTTTGGGATAGAGAATTTAAAGTAACTTTTTATGGTAAAACTCAAGAGGGTCAAAACGTTGTATGTAATGTGTGTGGTTTTAAACCTTTCTTTTACATACGTGTTGTCCATGGGTGGTCTGAGTCTTATACAAAACGGTTTTTAACAAAGGTAAAGGGGTTTATTAGTTCATATAAAGCGGGAGCAAGAAATACATGGAAGGGTGATTATGTCGATCTAGAAAGAGAACGTTTTAAAAACTTTTACGGATACAATTACGATTATGATACAAAAAAGATTATGGAATATAATTTTATTAAAATTTCATTTGAAACATATGGAGATATGAAGAAGTGTATTACAGCGATTACAGCATTTTATAATTATAATAAGGAATATATTATCGATAATCAAATATGTTTTATTCTTAAGGATGGGAATCCTAAATTGGAATCGATTGATATAAAAGATAAGAATTGGTTTAATCAGGAACATAATTGTGAATGTCAATGTAATCTTTATGAAGCAAAAGTTCATCCAATGCTTCGATTTCTACATTCTAAGAATATTAAATCATGTGGGTGGGTTTCTGTTCGAACCAATCGTAGCAATTGGTGTGATGATGATAGTAAAACATTTAATGTAGATATTGAAGTTGATAATCTAAAGATGAAAGATATTCATCCGATTGAAGATGAAAATATCGCTGGTTTCGTAACTGCTTCTTTTGATATTGAGTGTGATTCCTCACATGGTGATTTTCCAAATCCTATTAAGGATTTTAGAAAGGTTGCGATTGATATTCATGAATCATATTTTAGAAATTCATATAATCTATCAGATCCGAAAATTAAAGTTAAGTTTGTTAAGAAGTGTCTCAAGGATTGTTTTAAAAAGGGATCTGAAGATGTTCAAAATATATTTACAAGTAATGGTTGTTACTCTGATAAGAGTTTCAAAAATGTAATGGAGAAGGTAAACACTGAAGAATTCTTTAATGGACTCGATACTTCGAAAGAATCATCAAAAACACGGGAAAAAATGATCGATAAAATGACTACAATCTTTAATTCATTTAAGAATGAAAATGGAGAAAAAATAGAAGTAAAGGGTGATCCAATTATTCAAATTGGTACTGTATTTCACCGGTTCGGCGATGAAACCTGTTTTGAACGTACAATGGTTATCATTGGTAATGAGGACAAACCTGAAGAGAAAATTTGTGATGATATTGAAGGTGTAACTATTTATGAATGTAAGACGGAAAAAGAGTTACTTTTGAAATGGAAGGATCTTATCCTTTATCATAATCCTGATATTATTACAGGATATAACATCTTTGGTTTTGATTTTGATTATATTAATAAGAGAGTTGATTATTTATTCCCGTGTTGTAGTAAATGTAAAAAGACACAAACATATTCAAGTTGTGATAAGGATTGTCCTAAAAATGACTTTTATCGTTTAGGAAGGTTAATGAGGAATCGAGAATCTGACTTGGTATCTAGAGAAGATATTGAAAGGATTAAGTCCTGCGATGAAACGATTAATACATTAAAAACACAGAGAATCTATAATAACTATTGGGAGAAGAGATGTCAAGTTCAATCAAAGCAATTGAGTTCATCGGGGTTGGGTGATAATGTTCTTAAGTATATATCAATGGATGGGAGGATTGTCTTTGATATTCAAAAGGAGATTCAAAAGGGGCATTCTTTAGAATCATATAAACTGGACGATGTTTCTGCTCATTTTATGAAGGGGAACATTACAAAAACATTCTATCGAAAGATACCAACATCAAATACGATCTTAATTACCAAACGTCTTGGTAACCTTAAGGGTGGAGATTATATTACGATTAATATTAATACAAAGTATGGTTCATTTAAACATCTTAATGGGAAGAAATTTCATGTAACTAACATTAATACCGAAGATAAGTCTATCATTCTTGATGGTCATCATGGCATTACAAAAATTAATAATAAATATAAAAATGAATTAATTTCCTTTGAATGGTGCTTAGCAAAAGATGATGTATCTCCCCAAGATATTTTCGATAAGCACAAGTATGGTGGTAGTAAAGGACGTGCCGAGGTCGCAAAGTATTGTATTATGGATTGCGAATTATGTATTCATTTACTTCTTCAATTAGATTTGATACCAAATAATATTGGTATGGCATGTGTATCATGGGTCCCTATCTCTTATATATTCTTAAGGGGACAAGGTATTAAGATTAACTCGATTATTACTAAAGAGTGTTCTGAAAGAAGAACACGCATTCCTACATTGAAAGGATTTACTGCTGGTCAATTAGATGATGGATTTGAAGGTGCTATTGTTCTTGAACCTAAACCAGGTATCTATTCAGATGATCCAGTGGGTGTTCTTGATTATGCTTCTCTTTATCCTTCTTCAATCATTGAAAAAAATTTATCACATGAAACATACATCGGAACAGAGGAAGAAATCAAGAATAATCCTGAGATAGAGAAAGTTATTATGGATATAGGGGGTTATGATAAATGTTGGGGTATTGAATATGACGATTACATTTACGAAAAGAAGGGTAAAACGATTCACAAGAAAAAAGCAGATACTCAAACGAAATGTTTCTTTGTGAAAAATAAAAGAACAGAAGATGATAAGGTTATTAAGGAATCAATGGGTATTATCCCTATTGTTCTTCAAACACTTCTTGATCAAAGAAAAGCAACACGTAAGAAGATTAAAGAAACAAATGATGATAATAAAAAGAAAGTTCTAGATGGTTTTCAGTTAGCATATAAGGTAACTGCTAATTCTGTTTATGGTCAGATGGGTGCTAAAACAAGTCCTATCTTCTTTAAGAAAATTGCTGCCTGTACTACAGCAATTGGTAGGGAAAGGATCGATGATGCGAGTATTGGTGTTAAAAAATGGGCCGCAGCGGAGGGATACCATGAACCTGAAATCGTATATGGTGATACAGATTCTGTTTTCGTAAAGTTCTCACGCAAACATAAAGATACTGGGGAAATCTTAGAAGGGAAAGATGCTTTAAGATATTGTATTGATTGTGGTGTTAAGGCAGGTAAATGGGTCACAAAGAACATGTTATACGATCCACAAGATCTGGAATATGAAAAAACATTCTATCCATTTATTCTTATTTCTAAAAAGAGATATACGGGTGATAAATATGAAATCGATCATGAAAAACCCAAAGAAAGAACATCGATGGGTATCGTAATGAAACGAAGGGATAATGCTCCAATTTGTAAGTATGTATTTGGTAATGTAATTGAGATCATTATGAATAAACGAAGTGTAGATCTTGCTATTGATTGGTTGAAGAAAACCCTTTCCCAAATCAAAGATGGTACGATGGATAAGTCTATGTTTATCATTTCAAAATCCCTTCGTGGATTTTATAAGAATCCAGAAGGGATTGCTCATAAAGTTCTTGCGGATCGAATGGCAGAAAGGAATCCGGGAAATAAACCAAAACCAAATGACCGTATTCCTTATGCTTATATAAAATTAAGTCATAACGAGTTATATGATTATAATAACCTTTATAAGGGTGGTGCTAAAAAGGGTAAACCGAAACCAAAAAAGGTATTGCAAGGGAATCGTATTGAGCATCCTGATTATATCAAAGAAAAATCTTTAGAACTGGATTACAACTTTTACATTTCAAATCAAATAATGAATCCTGTAAAGCAGGTATTAGATTTAGAGAAGGATGAAAATGAAACAAAGGCGATGTTTAATAACTTCATTGGAGATTAGGATTGATAATTTATCATGGCGTAAAGTTAATTAATTATATTTTTTTCTTTTATAATATAATATTATAATAATAATGGGCGGGGGAATAATGCAATTAGTAGCGTATGGTGCTCAAGATATTTATTTAACAGGAAACCCTCAAATCACTTTTTTCAAAATAGTTTATCGAAGACACACGAACTTTTCGATGGAAACGATTAAACAAAATATAAGTGGTCAATCTTTTATAGGAATTGATAATATAAATAATAAAGCAACAGTTACCATATCGAGGAATGGGGATTTAGTAACCGGCGTATATATTTTGGCAAAACAAACAGATACCAATAGTAGTGTAGGTATTTGTGGTGATAACTTAGTTGAAGATGTAGAAATTGAAATTGGAGGTCAACGTATTGATAAGCATTACAAAGAATGGAATCAAATATGGGATGAATTAACAACTCCTGTTTCAAAATCAGATGGATATAAATACATGACAGGAGGATTTAATAATTCTTTTGTATCTGGTGGAGATACAAAACAAGAAATGGTGAGATATCCTTTAAAATTTTGGTTCTGCCGTAACCCTGGATTAGCATTACCACTCATTGCCCTTCAGTATCATGAAATACAATTAAAGTTTACCTGGGGGGTGGGTCTTTATAATTCTAGTAAAGATGATAATTTAACAAGGTCGAGTACATCTTTAACAGCGCAACACGCTGTTGAAGTATGGGCGGATTATATATACTTAGATACGGATGAAAGAAGAAGATTTTCTCAAGTTTCCCATGAATATTTAATTGAGCAAGTACAAATTCAAAAAGAAAAGGATGTTTCTTCAGAAAGTTTTAAATTAAATTTAGAACATCCTATTAAAGAAATTATATGGACTACTCCTCAAAATCCGACGGATCCTATTACAGATCAAAAGATTAAGTTATCAATTAATGGACATGATCGATTTTATGAAAGGGATAAAGAATATTTTATGTTAGAACAACCTTATAAACACCATACAACGATACCTGGATATAATATTAAAGAATCAGAAACATCTGTATTATTAAATGAAACAATATACAGTAACCCCTATACATTTATAGAAAATGTAAGTACACAATTAGATGCCCTTAAAGATTCTTCTAATGTTTTCACAAATCATTCAATTACTAATAAGACAAGTATAAGTGAAACTAGTTCATTAACTTCCGATACAAAAGTATTTTTATTTAAAAGTAATGGAGTGGGTACATTAGATACTATGGAATTTAAAGTAGGGGATACTGTAAGGGTAAATTATTATAAAGTCTCAGATGATCTTCGTGGTGGGGCAAGCTCTGGGGACTTCACGGGTAACACAAAAACGGTAACAAGAGATTATGGAGGTGATGGTCTGCCCTCCGGCACGACAGATAGTGTGTCACTACGATTAGAAATGATTCCGATACTGGCAGCATCTGCGCCCGCAGATATTGACGGTCTTATTAATGGAACCTGGAGAAATAGAATTGTTAATACGGTTGTAAAAGCAGTAGTTGACGAACCTAGTGCAACAAATATTATTACTTTTACTGGAGAAACAGGTGGAGCAATTAAAGATGGTGATACAGTCTCAGGAACGGGTGTTCCTGCTGCCACAACAGTGAGTGATGTAACAGAAAATACTAATACCTGGACGGTTACTCTTAGTAATGCTATTACGGTCGCGGAAGACGATATATTAACTTTTAATCAGTCGACACCTCACTCCGGTATCCGACATGATAATTCATCTTCAACAAACGGATGGTATTATGAAGATATAGTTCCTGCTGCCTCTAGACCACGTCCTGTAACTTTACACACAAAAGTAGAATCTACCGGCGATACTACGATAACTACCGCAGACCACTCTGAACACGAGGAATTAAACTCTAGTTTCCTTACACAATTAGATGTCGACGGTCAATATAAGGATAAGACGGTAGAAAATGTAGTCCGTAATCTCACAGTACTAAAGGTTTTTAAAACAACTTTTAATGGTGATACACTTTTTGAAGTGACCTTTAATGATAGTATAAACGTTACTCCTTCTTCGAATGATAAAGTTTCGTTTGAAATTATAGCAAGAGTTCAATATCCTATTTCGCGATGTTCTCAGTTAAAAAAAGATATTTATGTGTATTCCTTTTCATTGGAACCTGAAGACCACCAACCGAGTGGATCTTGTAATTTTTCGAGAATCGATAGTGCTAAAATAATATTAAGTTCAAGTTGTTCAATTAGTAATATCTATGCTGTAAATTACAACGTTTTAAGGATTCTTTCGGGTATGGGAGGACTTGCTTATTCAAGTTAAATATAATTATAATTAATATAAGTATATTAAATGGGGGGTGGTTTAATGCAATTGGTCTTGAAAGGTAAAATGGATACATATTTAACCGGTAACCCAGAATTTTCATTTTTTAAAGCAGTTTATAAACGCCATACAAACTTTTCTATCGAATCAATAAAACAACAAATTACAAATAAAGGAATGGGTGAAAGAGTGATTCGATCAAAATTATCCAGAGCAGGTGATTTAATAGGTAAAATGACATTAGAAGTAATATTAGATCGCGGTGATGCTAGAAATGTTACAAATACAGGGACTTATTTAAATTGGGTAAATAATACGGCACATGCTTTTATCAAAGAATGTGAACTTAAAATAGGGGGTCAAACCATCGATAAACATACTTCAAAATGGTTGGATATTCAAAATGAACTGTATGATAAAAATGAACAAGAATGGATAGGTATTAATAAACATCCTGGTAAATTTGGTTATTTTAAAAAAGGAAATAAGAACATTGATTCTCAAAAATTAAAGATGTATATTCCTTTTCATTTTTGGTTTTGTGACAATCCAGGATTGTTTTTACCAATCATAGGTATTACTAAGCACGAAGTGGAATTACATGTATTAACTCGATCTGTTGAATATTTATTTAATTTAGACGGGGAACTCGCATTCACAAATACTGAACCAGATGTTGAATTGTGGTGTGATTATATATTCCTCGATGTTGATGAAAAAAGGAAATTTACACTCGAAAAAAAAGCATATTTAATTCAACAAGTTCAAGTCTATGAAAAAAATATGGAATTAATCAATGAATTAAAGTTATATCATCCTATAAAAGAATTATATTGGGTAATTCAAGAATCGACGGTTAATTCTGAATCGGGAAATGGTAATTCAGATACAGATTCTCTATTAAATATTTCTGGACAACCATTAACCCATAAAAATGATTATTTTAATTATCAATCAGAGGGTAGTGAAAATCAAGAAATAATATATGCTGTACCTTCTTATGAATCTTTTAAGACGGGTAAATTAGTTCTAGATGGTAATGAAAGATTCTATGAAAGAGATGCGAGTTATTTCCGTTTATTACAACCATTAAACTGTGGTTTAAAAATCCCTACGAAACATATCTATATGTATAGTTTTTCGTTAGATTCCAAGGAATTTCAACCAAGTGGTACATGTAATTTCTCACGAATCGATAATATCAAATTAGTATTTACGAGTGGTTATAATTATGTGAATGAAAGATTATATGTATATGCCATCAATTATAATGTATTAGTAGTTTCTTCTGGTATGGCAGGGTTAGTATATAAGTAATTTAATTATTTAAAAATTCTTTTCTTATTTTTTCAATTTCATCATTAATATATTTCTCTAATGAAATATTCTTTTGTTTTTGTTCTTTTAATTCTTTTTCAAGATCTTTTATTTTTTGATTTTGTTCTTGCATACCCTTTACAAGGTAAGTTGATAACTTTGAATAATCCATTGATAAATTATCATCTACATCATTGCTTATAAGGAGTGGAAATATTTTTTTAACTTCTTGAGCAATAAATCCAACATTCTTTTTGCCGGTGGATTTTAATGTATAGTTCACTGGTTCTAACATGTCTATTTTATCATTTATAGTTTCATCCAGTTTAAAGATATCTTTCTTAAAAGATTTATCTGAGTATGTACTCCATCCTGAAGAGAACGCCACGTAACCTGAGCCAATAAGGAACTTTCCATTTATTTTGACATAATGCGATCCCCCATACTGGGTACCAGAGTTGTCGTGGTCGAACCTTCCATAAATTAAAGAATTTGTTCCTTTTCTCCTTACGTCGATATATAACTGATCATTGGTGGTATTTGTGCCGGTGGCGCCCGATGAGTTACCAAGTGCTAGATTATTAGACCCTTTATCATAATACCCAGCATCTCTACCAATAAATGTATTAGAAGAACCAGTTGATAATCTACCTGCTGAAAGACCAACACAAGTATTATAAGAACCACTCGTATTAGAGTATGAACTCGCTTGACCTACAGAGACATTATAATGTCCTGAGGAATTACTATAACCAGCACTTTGACCTATATAGGTATTTGATGTTGCGGATTGACAACTATAACCCGAAGCATAACCATAGAGAGTGTTAGAATCACCATAAGTAAGTTTATAACCTGAATTAGTACCAATCGCAGTATTATAGAGGTCATCCGTCCGGTTTCTAGCAGCACTACTAGTACCATTACCCCACCCCGTTCGATATCCTAAGTAAAAACTTGTATTACTATTTGTTACCTCTATATAGTCAGAATTATAAATGTTTAACATGTTTTTGTAACCCGATACTGTACTAAGGGTAATCCCTGCTTTAATAGTACCAGTCTGATTAACATTGAGAATATTAGTAGTTAAACTTTGAAATGTTACTGAAGAACTTGTAGTAACATTCTGTCCAATACTTATTTGCCCATCAGAAATCGTAACACTCGTGCTACCGGTAAATGCGGCCCTTGCACGACTATTTGAAAAATATTTATTTGTGCTTCCTTCTAGTAAGTTGTTAGTAGTATGGTTTGAAAGACTAGAAATAGTCCCAGTTACATTATCCGCCGTTACATTCCCTGTAAATGTAGCGTTTGTTCCTGTGATAGTCGACGTGAATGTTTTGGCACCTGCGATTGTTTGATTACCGGTATCCATAACAGCACCCGCAGCACCAACATTATTCGCGTCAGTGACATCAGCAGATGGTTCGATATTGGATAGTTTAGTTCTTTCATCGGAAGTAATAATTTCTCCTGAACCAACACTTGTGACATCATTTAGAGCAACCACACTACTACTTGTATAGATACCGTGCGTAACTGTACCAGCGTTTCCAGTTACATCACCAGTTACATTTCCTGTAAATGTGGCGGCATTTGTTCCATTTCCACTATTAAGGACAACTGTCGTACCATTACTTGCCTTTACATCACCAGTTACATCACCAGTTACATTTCCTGTAAATGAGGCGGCATTTGTTCCATTTCCACTATTAAGGACAACTGTCGTACCATTACTTGCCTTTACATTACCAGTTACATCACCAGTTATATCACCAGTTACATTACCAGTTACATTACCCGTTACATTTCCGTCAATATCTCCTGTTGCAGTGAGTTTTCCTTCAACAGTGAGATTTCCACTTGAATTTACATTTTCAATTGTAACATCAGCATTGAAACGTAATGTATGCGCTCCTGAGTCCGGTTGATTACCATAGATTAAAGAGTTTGTTCCTGTTCCGGTTGTTCCGTTATTCGTTCCCACATCGATATACAGGCAGTTATTTGTACTTGCGTGCGCTGCTTCAGGACCAGTCCCTTGTCCAATACAAACATTATAATTTCCAGTAGTAATTTGATACCCCGATTCGCGACCAAAACAAGAATTCGAATTTCCAGTACTAATGTTATATCCTGATTGATATCCTAGAAGAACATTATTCAATGATGTAGTTGATGTATATCCTGATTGGCAACCTACGAATACATTTCCATCCCCAGTGGAATATTTTCCACATTGATATCCTAGAAAAACGCCATTACTTGAAGTTGAAAGTTCTCCCGCATTACTTCCAGCAAAAAGATTATAACTACCACCTCTACTTTCTACACCGTATCCTAAATATACATTATTACTACCACTATTACCAATTGAAAAAGATAATGTACCTTCTGCGTTGACCGTACTATTGATAGCACTACTAAGAGTAACCTTCCAGGTATTATTCTCCTGTGTGACAGAACGGACTGTTGTGGCTGGAACAGGCGGGTTAGTTGTGAGATCCTCAGCAGTAATACCTGTTCCGGAAACTGTATCACCGACGTTAATTGCACCACCTGTCGCAGAAGTAAAATATATATCTGTTCCACTAGTAGCATCGGTAGCAACTACTGCGACCACCTCCTCCTGTAGCCGGCCTCCAGCATTAGACCCTACAGCAGTATTGTAGGAACCTGTTAAAAAAGAACCAGCTTCATAACCAATACATACTGATCCCTCCGTTGTTGTCCCATTGCTACCGGAAGAATATCCGAAATATGAATTCCTTGTACCTCCCTGAGTATTATCCCCAAGATTATTATAACCAGAATTTGAACCACAAAATGTATTAAATTCAGATAAAGTTGATGATGAATATCCAGATTTATAACCTATTAGTGTTATATTTCTACCTGTAGTTGTCCTTACACCATTTGCAATACTTCCAGCTTGATAACCAAATATAAAATTGCTGTCGGGGTCTGAAAAATCCAAATTCGATGGTTTACCAAGTTCTACAGCACCCTGACCAGTTACTTTTAAAGTACCCTGGAAATTTTGGTCACCTGAAATATATAAATCTTTAAAATATCCATCATATCTAACATTATCATTATTAATTTGACCACGTATGTAACGGGAATCATTCACTTGTGCTGAAAGTTGTCCTCCATCCCCTTGACTACTACCCGTACGGACGACTGTTACACTAGGTGGACTTGTAGATGAATATCCAAGACCACTATATAATATTAAAACACCTGTTATCCCACCTGAACTATTTAAAATTAATCTTGCTTTCGCAGTATACTCTGATGAATTAGAATTTGGAAAAGTAGGTCCTGGATCTGGTGAACCAATTTCTACAATATCATCGGGTTCATAACCCAAACCACTATTTATAACAGTTATACTTTCGATAATACCCCCCTTAACTGATAAACCACTGTGATTGATATTTACTATTTCTGATTTAGTTCCAATATCAAATTGAATATCAGAATCATTACTTGTTTTCGAACTTTGGGTTTGAATAATTGTTTTATTTAAATAATTTTCGGGGGTTATCCCTACTGTGATGGTTTGAGGAGTAGGAGCAGGTGAATCTAATACTATTGTATTTTGACCGCTTGAAACTTCGGCACTTACTACTCTTGTTTCATCGCCTTGGTTAGCAAAGGTAAACGTTAACACCGTATCTTGTGGTATTATTGCTGTAGTGTCATTTGAAATAGTGATACTATTAGTAGTATCGTCACGAGCAGTTACAGTTGTATTACTTGGAATACCTGTAATTTCAGTAATATTGGTAGTCATCGATATAGTTGATGGTATCTCACTTAATTCTAATGTATTGTTACCTGCGGGAATTGCAGAGCTTATTACAGCGGTTTCTGTTGTACTTTGAGTTGGATAAGTAAATTTTATAATTGTTTGTGCTGGAATAATAACGGTTGTTCTATTTGAAATAGTTATCGTAGTACCGACACGTGCTGTTACAGTTGTATTGGGTTGGATTCCTAGATCTTCTGATGTCTTATATTCCCCTTTGATTTTAATATTGTCTGAGTCATTTTTACCAATATTTAAGTAATGTGTTTTTTCATTATTTGTTGACGAATATAATTTTAAATAATCTGAAGTATTAGTTACTATATTTTGTGAATTGCTTGTTATTAAATTTCCGTTTGAATCGGTACTTATCCCAACACCACTTATACTTGAAAAAAGGTTTGAGATTGTAGGCATTTTCGTATTATTATCGATACTACTCATGAGGAGAAGTTTATCATTACCAATAGTAGCATGGTTTGAGGTATCTACAATGCTATCATGGTTTGATAATTCCAAGTCAAGTGTTACATTCGGATTATTTACATCTCCTATATTTCCCCCTCCTGATAAACCCTTTCCAGCGATAATATTTGTATTGGGGACCGCATTTGAGATTGTTCCATGTGTAACCCATTCTGTTTTAGTTTGTGAAGGAATATTAATTTGAATATTATTTGTATTGGGTATATAACCACTACCTCCATCTAAAAGAACTGCGTCAGTTATCTGACCGCTCGAATCTATTGATGTTATTTTTATACTCGCTGGTATATAATTACTATTTATCAAATTACAGTAATTATTATTAACGGTAACGGGTGTTTTATCTGTGTTATTATTGGGGATACCAGTTACCCAACCCACATTAATTATTTTTGTTGTACTATCGTAATCTGAAATTGTTCCACTAAAAATGACACTTTCGTTATCATAAGTAACATCTACATTTATAGTCCAACCATTATAATATCCATCTTCTTCCACAAGAGATGATAAATTTGTATCAGATGATAAGAAAGTCGATAATGTATAAACGTTATTACTGTCCCTTGTTAATTGGGATATTCCATGACCTTGTCTTAATTTATATTGTGTTTGTGTGGTTATATCTTGTTGAATACTTGAAGATAATACCGCTTGTCTGTCTGCACAGGTATACCCTCTAATTATTCTTTCAGAATTTGGACTCATAGTTTCTATAGTCCATCCAACGTAATAGTTATCTTGGGATGAAGCAGCATTACTTGAGAGATAAAAAATATTTGTTGCGCCGATTGTTGTATTCGAAGAATTTCCGTTTTCTTTGAGTATACTTCCTGTCATTTTAACATTCGTGTTTACTTCGGGAAAGTAATATTGATCGTAATTAGTGCCTCTATTCAATATTGTTACATCGATTAGACTCCCCACAGAATTTGAATTAACTGTTAATATTCCACCCGTTCCAACTGAAGAGATTCTTAATACTTGATTTGCTTGTCCTCTCGAATTAGGTAATTCAATTGTGTAACCAGGGGCACTAGTTGAAGTTGATGGTCTAAAACCCGAATAATTAGTATCTCTAAAGGCATTTAGTCTTAATTCCCTACTTTTAAGAATATTAAGATTCCCCATTGCATCAATTTTTAGACTATCGTGTTTCCCACTATTTATATCACTTCCACCACTATTTGAAAATATAATTTCACTACCACTATATTTACTCGAATAACTTTTTTTGTAAGTGTTGATATCAATTCCAGCAGAATCAATATATGTTGTCCCCACATAGGGTTGAAACGATAAAACCCCTATGTGATTTCCATGGAAAGTTTCTGATTTATCTATAGTTGTCCCCCTTGCTCTTTTAAATATTAAGTCTACAGCCCCTTCTTCACTATCTTTTGCTTTATCAAATATAAATTGACCTGTATTTGTTTGATTATTGACCCCAACAATACTTTTATCCGAATCTACGATAAGTGCTTTATCAGGATTAACACTTCCATTAACTATACTTAAAACTTTGGTTAGTTCATCTGGTTTTAATGTAACTTCCACACCACCACCACTTTCTTCTTTTAACGTAAGGTTCCCTCGAAAAGAAATATCCCTTGGAATATCGATACTTCTTTCTAGAATAGTTCCCATAACAGCCGAGGCACGACTAATACTTAATGATGACGCCATTTTTCTTCTATATATATTATAGGAATCTAAAAAATATAAAATATAAACTATAAAAAATATAAACTATAAAAAATATAAACTATAAAAAATATTTATATAAGTATATGGAAGAAGAAAACAATACGAATGTTCGTTTTTATATTTTATTATTGTTACTAATAATTATAGCAATTATTATTACTTATTTTAATTATAAAATGGTAAATAATGTCATTATTCCTTCATTGGAGAATGCGACCTATGAAAGTATTCTCAAACACACCAAAATATTAAAAAATATAAAGAAATTTACTTAAAAAAATATTATCTATTAATAATAAAAATGGAAGGGGAAAATTACAAAAACTTTGATCTTGTTGTCAGCAAAATGAGATCCTTTTTTAAGGATGTCAAAGGATTCGTTGAGGTTCATCCTCAGAACAAAAAAAGTATCTTAGCAGCATGCGAAGATCCTAAAACAATTGCTACTTACAATTATGAAGGTCAGATTTGGCCTTTACCTCAGACTGGCCAGATGTGGTTGGAACATTATCTTTTGGAACATCCTGAAGAAAATGGTTTCTTCTGTGTATCAACATCGTACCGTAATGAACCCGACCCTGTACCGGGGAGACATGACAGAATATTCCCTATGTTCGAATTTGAGTTAAAGGGGGGTATGGATGAACTAAAAAAGATGGAGGGCGAACTACTTGATTATCTAGGATTTAATCGTAAGGAAGATGGAAGTTATCCTTCGGATGATTATGATAATGTTTGTAAGACTTATGGTCTAAATGTTGAAACGGATGAACTTGAAAACGAACATGAAGAAAAACTAGGCGAAGACCATGGTCCTATTTTCTTCCTCGAGAACTTCCCTGAGCGCACTAGTCCTTTCTGGAACATGAAACTTCATGACAGTAAGAAACACTCTAACAAGATTGATGTTATCATGCACGGTATTGAAACGATTGGTTCTGCGGAGCGTTCTGTTGATCCAGAAGCAATGAGAGATACTTTCTATACCATTTCGGGTGGCGAATACTGTAATACTTTATTTGCTCAGTTTGGAAAGGCGCGAGTTGAGAAAGAACTTGAAGAATTCCTTACGAGTAACTTCTTCCCCCGTTCTGGTGGAGGTATTGGTGTAACTCGTATGATTCGTGCGATGAAACTATCAAACCTAATACAGTAGATTAGGCATTTTTAAATTCTTCCCTTAGTTTCATAAGTATATTTCCGTGATTATTTTTACCTTCATCTTTTTTATCAACTCCCCAAAAGGTATCTATTCTAAAACCTTTATGGACCAATAATTTATTATCAGTTTCTATCAATTTGTCAATTAAGTCTCTATTTGACATGTAGTAATCCCTAGTAATTTCTTCCATTATTGTTAATTTTACATCATCCCAATCATCTCTTAAAGTAAAGTCATTTTCTTTAAAAGATGCTTTTCCTCCAAATTTTTTGGCTGCGTTCGGTGTTAAAACATCACTTATATTTGTTGAGAGAGCTAAACGGTACTCTTCAACTTTCGGGTCATTATCCGATACTTTTTGAGCGTGGAAAGCATGTTCAACTGTAGGGTATTCCATATCATTATATTTAAAGGGTTCTGCTTTATTGAATGTTGACAACCATTTATTTTGCTTTGAACTACTGAAGTAATATAAGTTTTCTTGTTCTTCTTCATTTATGTTTACATCTAATAACTCCATCCATTCTTTAGTTAATTCTATGTAGTCTGGATCTTTCTTTTTAGGATCTTTTATAATTGAACCATGTTGTTGTTGTTCTTTCTTTTTCCATGGCTTCGGGGTATG